GTGATTGAGAGTTTGACTGAGGCATTTATGGGGCTAAAACGTGGAAAATAAAGAAAATAGCTTCGATGCGGGGCCAAAGGCGAGTTTTCCGCAGATGGTGAAGATCGAGCCTTGTAGTAGTGTTGAGTGTGGGAATGGGCATAAATGGGCACCGCAGGTGGCATTGTTACAATGCCCGGGGTGTAATGGGCCGATTTTGGGTGTGAGGATGATTAACTGCCCGATTTGTAATGAGCCTGTTAAGACGTTTAGATTGAGAACTGACCATACTAATCAGGGATTTGGGATTGCGGCGATTTGTAGAGGGCAGCGAGGTGCTGCGGAGAGCAATCTGATTGAAATGACTTGGCACGCAGCGGAAGAGGTGGAGAAGGTTTGGGATGAAACAAGTGGGAGGATGCCAGCGTGAAAAGGTTTGTGGTGCTAAGGATTGATGATATCTATAGGATGTTGAAGGATTACGCAGGGGAAGCGTTGAATTTGCCAGATGATGCGCAGCCTGTGAAGTTTAGGGTGAATCGTGCGGAGAATGGTCGGTTGGAGATTATGCTAGAGGCAGAGAGTTGGGGAGAGGATCAACCCGCTGAGGAGATTAAGTTTGACCTGCGGAGAGTTTGGGGTGTAAACTAATGGCCGGGACTAAGGTGATTGGTTTCAACGCGGATGAGTTTTGTAAGCTGATAACACATTATAGTGATGGGAAGCTGCCGTTGGATTTTGAGCTGAAGCATGTTGCGGTGGATACGATTCTAAAGCGGCAGATTGCATTTATTGGGTTTAGCAAACAGTGGGAGGATGAGCCGCTGCCAGGGAAAGAGGAATATGCCCCGCTGATGTTGAGGTATGAAGGAAAGAGAATTATGAGTTGGGGTCGGAAGGGTAATGATCCCTTCTGGCAGGATGCACTGGATGCTCCGAAGTTTAAGTAAAGGATTAGTATGGCTAAAAAGAAAAAGAAATTCATTCAAAAAGCAATTAAGCGGCCTGGGGCTTTAACTGAGAAGGCCGAAAAAGCTGGTATGAGTATCAATGCCTATGCTCAGGCACATAAACATGATTCTGGACTAGCTGGTCAGGAATCGAGATTTTATATTGGAGTACTGAAAGGTCAATGATTTATCAAGTTCCCAACCCCGCTGAAGGCTCCCACCCGTGGCGATGCCACATGCCTTCAGAGACGGCGGTGCCTCCCCGCTGCATGGGGTTGGGTTGAAGACGGGCCAACCGGGTATGACTGAAATTGACCTAGCCCACTCCCAGTGGTATGAAAATATCTCCCTTTCAGTAGGGTTCTGGGGTCATACCCGTCCTAGGTTTTAAGTTATGAAGAAGCTTGTATTTGTGGTTTTGCTAGTAGCGGCGAGTGCTCAGAATGTTGACATGGACTTTCGGGTGAAGTTGTCAAGATTCCATCAGCATTATGATAAGTTTCTTCGGAAGTTTATGGGCTGTGGCCCGATGCCGGAGAAGGAGCAGGCGGTGAAGGACGGGGTGCATTTTGTTGAATGCGATGCGGATTTGAGTATGATAGATCAGAAAGAGTTTAAAGCTGCCCGGGAAGAAGCAAAGGTGTTGTTTGACCTGGAGGATAAGAAGTGACTTGGTTCTGGGTTTGCACGGAGAGTTGTATTGACGGAGTGAGGAGTGAATGTAGATGGAAGAGTTTGCCTTCGGAGAAGCCGGAAATGGTTAAGAAATGCTTGCAATGTGGTGGGAGGGTGTTTATGATTGGAAAAAGTAAGGTGTGGGGATGAAAGTCGCGGTGTTTGGGGATCGAATGTGGGATGTTTACCATATCGGAGAGGCAAGTGCATTGTCTGCTGAGGTGCCAATTCCGGTAGTGAAAGTTAAGGAATGTAAATCTTTCCCGGGTGGCGCGGGGAATGTAGTGGAAAATTTGAAGGCGCTTGGCTGTGAAGTGGTAGATTATACTCAACAAGAGCCATACGATCTTTTGCCGATTAAAAACCGTTTGATGGTTGGGGATCACCAACTTGCAAGATGGGATGAGAGAGATACTTGTAATCCTTATGAAGGGAAAGTGTTTCCAAAAGTTGATGCTGTGGTGGTAGCGGATTATCAAAAAGGGGCGATTACTGAGGATATAATTAAGAAGATTGGGTTGCTAGGTGGTCCGGTGTTTGTGGATACTAAAGGTGATCCTACACCTTGGAAGGGAATCACTACTGCGATATTTCCGAACAGTAAAGAGTTTACAAAGTATAATGGAGAGTATTATAATTTTCCTGGATTGTTAGTGTGGAAAGCCAGTGACGCTGGACTTTTTCTTTATCGAGACACGAAGCTAGTTGCTAATAGTCCTGCTCAGGCGAAGTTTGTTCGCTCGGTTAATGGCGCGGGAGATACTGTGCTTGCAGCGTTTGTTTATAGATATCTTTACATGCCGTTTGAAAAAATAGATGATGATTATAAAGAAATTTTAGATTTCGCTAATACCGCTGCCGCGATAGCGGTAGAGAATCCGTACACTTATGCGCCGACCAAAGACGAAGTGTTGCAAAGATATGAAAATCGTTAATAAACTCTGGGGTGTTGAGCGTTGGTTGCATAATGATAAGGATTACTGTTGTAAGATCCTTGAGTTGAATCCAGGGTTTCAATGCTCGTTGCATTATCATCCAAAGAAGAGAGAGACTTTTACAGTGGTGGAAGGACGGGTAGGTCTGGAAGTTGTGCGGGGTTTTAGAATTGGTAACCACCAGCATCATGTTTATAATCTCCTTCCTTATCAGCATATTACACTTGAGCCTTATACACCACATAGGTTCTGGGCGATTGAGAGTCCTGCGAAGATCGTGGAGAGTAGTACTCGGCATGATGATCGGGATGTTGTGAGGTTGGAGGATAGTCGTGAAAGAAAATAAACAATCTGGTTTTGGAAAGTATTTTAGTCATGAAGACTGGTTTAGATATTGGCAAGTTTTAGGCCAGTTAAGACTTTATGGTTTTATCTCGAAGAAGACTTTTGATAAAGTTATGGCACTAGCTCCAAAGGGAGAGTTTTATCAAGAATTACTTAATAATAAAGATTTTATCTATCTTCGTCGGGCAAAGGGATATAATATACGACAGGTTGAGTTGTAGTGGTTAACTATACCTTTGATAAGAAATTCCTTGAAGCAGTAGGGAAGTTGCCGAAGAGGAGTCGTATTCAGGCACTCCGTGAGATTGGCAAGATCGAATGGCAACGCTGTGCGGAGGATATTTTTTATTGGATAGACGAACGTAAGCACCCCGCGATGCCATATGTTTATACCCATGATCCTCATATTTACTATATCTGTGGTATCTGCAATGACGGAAATACCTACGAGGGGAAGCATCGGAAGAATCACCTAAAGATCATTCACCAGATTGAAGTTGGCTCGACTCTGGAGATGATGAAGTATTTTAAGGAGATTCCGACTACTCGGCCATTTCCGCTTGAAGACTACATGCCCCCGATTATTGAGGCATGGCTGAATGAACAGTATGTGTTTATTCAGAAGAGTCGGGATATGAAGGCCACGTGGTTGACCGTGGCGATGTATACCTGGGATGCGTTGTTTCATGAAGGCCGCCAGCATATTTTCCAGAGTGAGGATAGTACAAAGACATTTGATTTGGTTAAAAGAAGTTGGATTATCTACAAGAACCAACCGAAGTTTATCCGGCAGATCCATCCTGCACATCCTTCGGCGGGAATTGCGAAGGCGGGGGTGCTGAGAATTGATACACTTAATAGTGAAATTATGGGATTTCCTCAGGGAGCCGATCAAATCCGGCAATACCATCCCTCAGGTGTCTTTCTCGACGAAGCAGCTTACTTGGTGGAGGCTGGACCAACCTTTACAGCAGTTAAACCCGCTATTGAGAGTGGTGGAAAATTCACCGCAGTCTCAAGCGCAAATCCTTCCTGGTTTTGGAAAGCATGTATAGATGAACTCGATTAAGAACTTTAAATTCGCCAAAGAGCCGGAGTTAGATCCACCTTGGGTGAGGATTGAGGATCTGGCGAAGATCAAGCTGAAACGGCCCCTTGTACTTCTTAATGGCACTTTCGACCTTCTTCATTCCGGCCACATGAAACTCTTCTATCATGCTCAAAAGAAAGGGAAAACCATTATAGTTGCAATGGACAGCGACGCAATGGTGGCAGGGAAGAAACCCGGACGGCCAATACAAACCTGGGTAGAGAGAGCAACGGCCTTCAGATTCTTGCCTATAGATTACTTAGTGGAGATTAACAACGATGAAGAGTTTATTCGATTGGTTAAAGTCATTGCTCCAGACCTCAGAATCAGAGGTGCCGAGTTCCGAGATAACAAATCCCGATGCCCCGACATACCCTGTCTCTACGTCCACGACTCCGGCCAGCGTACCTCCGATATCGTTAAACGAATTCAGTCTAAGTGCAAATGATGTTTATCTATTGATTCTATGTATCTGGCGAGAAATGCGAGGAGGAAGCGTCGATGAGCAAAGAGGTGTTTATTGGGTTATTCGTAATCGTGCTTGTGATAGCCTTCACCGTTGGCCTAAAGAAGTCGGGAAGGTTATAACTCAGCATTTGCAGTTTAGTAGTTTTAACGCTAATGACCCGAATTCAAAGTTGTTCCCGGATCATAACTCATTGGTTTATAATACAATTGTAGGAATTGTAGATAATCCGCTGGATGATAACGTCGCCGGAGCGAATTGTTATATTGATCTACCAGAAGGTAAGGAACCTTCCTGGGCAAAGCCTGAAAAGATGACTATAAAGATAGGAAAGACGAGGTTTTACAAACTGTGAACGAATTAACATTGAAAGTTAAACCAACCGCCTACGGCCCGATGTGCTTTCTGCCAAACGATGTCTACGTCGGTGGGAGTCTAGATGCCTATGGCGAATTCAGTGCGGGTGAGCAGGACTTTTTCCATTTCGTAGCCCGAGGAGGTGCGGCAGTTGATGTTGGCGCAAATATGGGTGCTCATAGTGTTCCTATGGCTAAGTGGTTTAGTCACCTCTATGCTTTTGAACCGCAGGAGATTATTTATCGTATTCTGCGCTTTAACTTGGCTAATTCCCTTAATGCTACTAGTTATAAAGCTGCTGTGGGAAATGAGGAAGGTGTGGTGTATTTCCCGGCATTGGATTATTCTGTGAAGAATAACTACGGTGCGTTAGCGAAGGATATGGGGAAGGGTGAGGATATCCAGATGATCCCAGTGCAGGTAAGAATGCTGGATAAGGTTGATGCGTTGAGGGCTGAAGAGAAGATTGATTTGATTAAAGTTGATGTTGAAGGGATGGAGAAGGATGTGCTGGAAGGTGCGCAGTATTTGATTGACAAGCACAGGCCAGTGCTGTATGTAGAGAATGACAAACCAGATAAGATGAAGGCCCTGGTGCAGTTTATTAATAATCTGGGGTACAAAGCTTACTGGCATATTACTCCATTGTTTAGGCCGGATAATTTTTACCAGAACCAGGAGAATATCTTTGGACCTAATAACATTGTGAGTTTTAACCTAATCTGCCTGCCTGATAAGCACTGGCTGACTTTGAACAACGCTTCGGAGTGTACACCGGAGAATATTGGACTGCCGGAGGGGTATAGAGTTTAATGCCTGAACTTAAGTATGGTCATTATCTTTGTGGTTTGTATGAAGTCAGGTACTCTCATTTAAACCATATTAACTGGTGGTCTAAAGAGGTGGATGAGGTTTTTAACGAAGCTGATAAGTATGGTCGAGTTGATAGAATGATTAATAATACTCGTTTACAGGTTATATGCCTGAGTTGATTCATGAGTCTGAAGGTCTAAAGATCGTCCGTAACGACCGGAATAAATTCTGTGTCTGTACGCTGTTTTACTATGCTGACCCAGAGAAGCGGAAGCCGGAGTGGGAAAATACTGTTCGGCAGGGAATGTCCCAGAGGGATTGGGCAAAAGAATACCTCATCGATTATACCGCGAAGTTTGGTGACCGGGTATTCCCTGAGTTGCAGGATAAACGAGATTCCATTGTGGTTCCTGCAACGGACTTTGATTCTGGACAGTTCTGGGGAGGGTTTGATTATGGTGCCAGGAATCCATCAAGTTTTCACGTATACACCTACTGTGACGGAGCTTTCTACGCCATCTGGGAACTCTACAAGCCCTGCAAGAACATTCCCGAGTTCGCCCTAGAAATCAAACAATGTCCTTATTATCATAGACTTAAGTACATCGCGGCTGATCCCTCACTCTTTGCCAAGCGGACCCACAGTGCTGGTGGAGAACCTGAAAGCGTCGCTAACTTGTTCATAAAAGAGGGGATATCGAAGTTTATCCCCGGGAATACCGACGAAGAGACATGGATCGCAACTATAAGAAAACACTGGGAAAAGGAAGACCCAAGCTTTAAGATCTCCGAGTCCTGCCGGAACCTAATCCGGGAGTTTGAAAACGCCACCTTTGAGGACTACTCAAGTGATAAAGTCAAGGAAATGAGTAACTTCAAAGAGGGGATTGTTGATAAAGACAATCACGCGATGGATGATAATAAGTACTTCTTTAACTCCCAACCCTCCCCGAAGTCGGGGATTAGGAGCAAGTTTGCTAACGATATTGCTAGTAAGTGGTACTCCTGGGGCGGGAAGACCAGGAAAGGTAAGCACATGGCTGAGTACCAACAGCCTGGGTTTATTGGAATGAAGCACCCGCGCTCGAACGAACTAACCCCTGATTATGCCCCGGGGATTAAATACGGTTGGAAGCAACAAGGTAGGTGATGTTTACGCAATGCACGTGTGGAAAGATTACTGGTTTTTGTCCTATTCACCCGAGCACGTCGCCTCGCTCCTGACGTGGTAAGAGCGGTGGCTTAGGTAAATCCACGTATCCCCAGTAGAATCTAAAAGATGGTATAATGGTTCAAGCAGAATAAACTATGCCTAGTGGTGTTTCCTCTTATTACTCGTCCATCCCGGCAGAAATGGTCGAGAAAGAAGGCCCCTCAACTGCCAGCCAATTAAGTTCTGATACTGAAGAAGAAGCCAAGGCACGACAGTATGTTATCTCCTGGCGGAACCAGCTAAAGCAGCTTCGGTGGCAAAAGCGGCAGATCTGGAATGAATGCTGGCAGCTTTATAATGGTCTGGCGGATTGGACCGATAAAGAAGACTGGCAGGCGAAGATTGTCATCCCGAAGGCTTTTAATACAGTTAAGACCGCCACGAATGTAATTAAGCGGCTGATGGTTAGCGCCAAGCAGCCGTGGAGTGTGGATAGTGTTAACCCTGATGATTTAGTAAATGTTATCCGTGCGGAGAAATGTACAGATTTACTAAAGGTCTTCACCGAACGCGCTCACTTACTTGAAGAGTTTAGTGAGGCACTCGAATGTAGTTTTATTATCGGCCTTGGAGTTTGGAAAGTTTGGTGGGGGCTAACGCCTAGAACTACCACCACTGTTGAAGAAAGCTGGTCACCACTGGAAGATGTCTACCCCGGAGGGCTTGGCCCTAATGCTGCTAACTCAAACGTCACATCCGAAGTGGCCGCCCAGGGAAATCCCACGGCCCCACAGAGTGCCCAATCCACGACAATGCAACCTACCGGATCTGGGATGCCCTCCAAACAAGCCCCGCCTCCTCCTGGATATACATCCAATTACGGTATGGAGCAAGGAGTTCCGACAGAACCACCGCCGCCTCGAAATGTAATTGGCCAGCTTAGTCGTCCTGATTGGCTTGCGAAAACAATGGCGCAGTTGTATCCGACTGAGATGCCGTTCGAGGAAATCGCCCCAATGCAGGCTGGTGGTGCAGGACAGATGGGTCAGGAACAACAGGACATGCTTCGACATCAATTGATTCGTCAGAAGCAGGTGGTGAGAAAAGAAACCCTCGAAGGGAATCTCTTCATCCGTGCAGTTGATCCTTATAATTTCTACTGGCTTCCTGGAGCGAAGTTCCCAAATCGAATGATTGGTACTATCGAAGACGTCGAAGTTGCAAAGTGGGAATTGATAGAGATGGCTGAGAATGGGGTCTTCCCCAAAGCCAAGGTTGCAGCAATCAAACCGCAGAAGATTGACGAGTATGAAAAAATGTCAGCCCTGCGATGGAAAGAAACGGTCAGAGCATACAATGGGCCTAATACGGATACTGGTGTTGTTAAGCTTACTGAATATTTTGGTCCCATCGTATACGATGGTAAAATTGTCAAGCGAGAAGCCCACATGCTCATCGCTAATGACTCTATTACCTTGTTTTATCGTGACAATCAGTTTTGGGATCGGAAGTCTCCTTATGTTGCTTTTTCGCCTTTAGCGTTGCCGTTTAGGACTGAGGGTGTTGGGCTGATTGAAATGGTCCGGCAGATTGACGAAGCGTTGAATAGGATCGCTAATCTTAGTGTTGACATGCTGATGTACAAGCTCCTGCCGACTTTTGAGTATACCCCCGATGCTTACGAGAACGCCGAGGACTTTGAAACTGGTTTGAACCCTGGGAAGATGTTCAGGAGAAATATTACCCAGATGAATGCGCAGCCGATTAAGACTGTGCAGTTCGAGGATGTAAGTCCTGGGACTTCTCAAGTCATGGCCGCTCTAGACCGCTACCACCAGGAAGGTGCAATTGTTACCGATATACAACAGTCTCTCCCAAGATACCGAGGAATCCAAACCGCCACTGAAACCCAAGCTCTACAACAGAACATGGATTCCTTCATGGGTAACATGGCAGTGGACATCGAGAAGCTTGCTCTTGAGCCTCTACTTACTATGGCTCTGGATCGTCTCTTGCAATTTATTGACACTGC